TGAAAGAGTTGCAGCGAAAGTGGGACAAAACGCGAGAGCGTTTTGAAGATGTGGCAAAGAACTTCTACGACGTCACTCGGATTTCGTAGCTTCTTTCCGAATTACTTCATACAGTCCAATCAGGGCAACAACCGTCCCTAGACTTGAGGATAGTAGTTCCGGGCTGACGCTGATTCCGATACCGCTTAACAGTACCAACAGGCCCGCTTTTGTGGAAGGCTCCGCAAGGCGGGCCTTAATCCATGTCAGAATTGCTTGTGCTTTCATTGTTTATTTCCTCTTGTGTGGTGTATCCGGCTTGGCCGGGGAAACTAATGGAGAGCCACGACTTTCCTTCGCCTTCCGGCGCTTCAGTCTCTGTGAGCCATGCGTTAAAGTCTCTCCATTCTTGTGCCGCTTTTTTAATGAACTCTGGTGATCCAACAAGGGAAACAGAACTGATTGCAGCGTCCATAAAATTCTGTGGTGGGCGGATTTCAGCATACGTTCTGAATGATTCTGGCAGGTCATCCCCGATACGCGCCATAACCCGCGTTTCCACAAATTCAGCGAGAGTCCGGTTGATTTCAGACTGTAGCCTGTCCACCTCGGCTTTCTTCTGTGGATCGCCGGAAAACTCACGTTCCGGCGTAGCGACATCATATTTATCTGTGAGGGCAATTTCCGCAGCCAAGTCCTGCTTCTGCCGCAAGTCTTTTGCCAGCGGCTGCATTTCAGCAAAGATAGTCGCCAAAGACATTAAGTCGTCGTCTTTCTCGAACTCGTCCACTGCCGCCAGAGTTTCGGCAGTGGGGTCTTCTTCATGCTCTTTCAGGAGAGCCTCATAGCTCTCATTTGCCTGCTTACCTCTTTGATACAAGTTCCAGAACTGGCTTACATACGCCTGATCCTGTGGGTCTTTCCCGGCAATAAGGCCGTGGAAAGGGAACACGGCTTTGGCAATCCATTCCTTTTCCGGCTTTTCTGGGTAGTTCCCATATTGAGAAATAACCTCATCAACAAGAGGGAGAACAACCTTCGTACCGAACCCGGCGAGAAACTCTTTCAGAATAACATCAGAGTATAAGGGGTTTATGCCCGTCTGTTCTGACATGACCCTTGCTGCAAGAGACGTATCTGGCTTTACAATTTTTGCCGGGTTTGTCTCATCTTGCTTTCCGGGGGGGACAATAAGATTCCCGAAAGCATCTACACCAGCAACAAGGTTAAGTGGGGCCTCCATTATGTCCGGTATCAAGCCCGTCTGGAAGTTTGGCATATTCATGGTGAGGACGTTCCGGCCCACGGAAAGCAACAGCTTCTCCGCGTTTGTGTCGCCCGTCGCAGCCATTTCATAAACGTGCTGGGAAATGTTCCAGAAGATACGGGAAGGGCCAAAGCCTACCGGGAGCACCCAATAGGGAGCATCGCCGGGAACACGCATATCTTCCGGCTTCACAATAATTGCGTTGTTCTCCCGCAGATACTGCGGAACCTGCTTGATAATGGAGCGCCCTTCCTCATCCTTCTGCTCCATATTCCATGCGTGTATCCCCATCGAGGGGAACACAATCCCCACCATACCATACTTCATAAGGGTAGGGGAGTCATATCGGAATCGCCGGAAGATGTCATTCATCCCCTGCAAGGAAGCGTTGGCGAAAGCGGACAGGGAGTAAAGGTTGCGGAAGCGTTTGTCGCCGGACTTTGCCCAGAAGTTGCCTGACATATCTTTGGCCACTGTGAGGGCTTCTTGGTGATTATACCCTTTGTCCCGCACGGTTTTATAAATGGACATCCGCATTCCCATCTCCATCCGGGTAATCCAGTTGTATTCATACGCCCGGAAGGCTGCGCGGGTTTTGGCCATAACCGCCCCGGCTCGTTTGCTGCCGAAAGCCGTTTCTTGCCCCATAACGGCCCGTACCTGTTTGGCCTGATCTGCTGCGTCGCCAGCAGCAGTTCTGGACATACCACTCATGGAACTCATGTCAGTGATTCCAAGGTCGGACACAACTTCGGGAAACTTGCTCAAGCTCTTGTTTAGCCGGAAAGACTCCAGTGCAGCGCTATAAAATGGCGTCCAGTCTCGGAAACGTCGCACTTCCGGGGGCAGTTTGGCGATAGCATCCAACTGATCCCGATACCACTGCAAAGGCGCAAATGTGGCATCCAGCGTCGATACCATAAAGCGGGTATAGTCCGCATACCACTTCCCGCTCAGGAGTTCAGCTCCTTTATTCGCCCATTTGGACTCGAATCTGTCTTTGGTGCGCGACATCGCTTCCCGCATATCAGCCAGAGACCGGGCGATAGGGGTATCAGGATTCAGTCGAACAGTCACCAAGTCCCCATTCACATAGAACTGTAGCTGATCCCGCGCCTTGATCTTGGTTGGGTCTTGCGCGGCGCGTTGTTGTGATGCTTTAAAGGCTCCGCCTTTTTGTCCGGCTTCCCGCCCTTGAATGGCTTTCAGGTATGTTGCCTTGTCAACATCAACAACGACTCTGGAAAAATACTCATCCGGCAATTCAAGAAGCAGGTTGAATACTTCACGGTCTTGCATCATCATCTCTGCTTTAGCCATGCTCGTGGAGATGCTGGACACATAGGACTGCACCGCGTGTTGGCGCTCTACCGTTGCACTCCCTTTCCGGCGCTGCATGGCATTGGTGCTGCTCTGACTGACTTCTGTTCCACCGAGGGCGTCGTCTCTTTCCGCAATGCGGACGTTCGGGGTGTAGTTTGGGTTTTTCTGCCGGATCAAGGCGACTTCTTCCTGCGAAAGCCTTCCGGCTTGCCGGTACATATCCAGCGCCCATTCGTTAAACGTATTAATATCCTCCAGAAGCGGTTTGAGCGTGTCATCACCGCGATACGTTGCAGCGCGGGCTTGCAGGGTCTGGTAGCTGTCTTTTGTTGGGATATATCGCGCTTCAAGGAACTCATTGTTGACGACTGCCTTTTTCCCGGCAGCGTCAAAGATAACTGTCGTCCTGCTTGCGTCATCTGAAACAGCGGTAAACTTTTGTCCACTGGAATCAATGACGAACAGCTCCCCCGTGTTGGGGTCTGTCTGGACATTCTTGTCAATTTGCCGTAGCAACCGCTCTGCCTCGATGCGGTTCGTGATCTGGTTGTCCAAGTCCGTGAAGGTGTAGAAAACATCATTCACCTTATCCGGGTCAAGGTTCCGGCCATTGTCATTGAATATTTTGAATAATGACTTTACGGACTTCTTAATGTTTCTTGTAAGGGAGCGAGGGATAAGCCTGTTACCAACTTGCCCTTCCATAGCAGCACGCGCTAGAGCGTTTTGATTCTCGAACATTGTGATTGCTTGATGATTCCGCGAAGGCATAACCCCCATATTCGGATTATCAGAGCGATTGATTGCCTGCGCAAGAATCTTGAACATATACGCGCCGTCAGCAAGAAACGTGCGCTGCACGGTGTCGGTGAACTTGTGCCATCCCAGGAAGAATTTATTCAGCAGGGTGGGATTGGACGGAACCCCCGTCACTTGATCCAACAGTTTCCGGCCCTCTTTGGTAAGGCCGGAAATGTTCTTCACATCCGCAAGGATGGAGGTTTCTTCCTTCACCTGCCCAACAGTTGAGCCTTGTGTGCGGGTATCCTTGAAGTACTGTGTCCACGCCCGGTTGCTCATCCCGGCGGCTTCTTTACGAACGCGGTCTTTCGCTTCCGCAGCCATAACACGGGCTTGAGTGAGCGCCCCTTGTTTACTAAAGCCAAGCTGTGCTAGTCCGGCTTTCAGTTCATTAGTGACTGTATCAAGGCTTGCCCCGCCACGGACATAGTTTGTCGTGTACGCTTGCAGAACGGGAATGGTATCTCTCCCGGAAACAATGTCCTTGCCCGCTCCCTCAATGCCAGAAGTCCGGGCGAGGGCTTCCAGCTCCCCGATGTTCGCTTCTTTGGACAGACGGGAGGCTGTGTCCGCCCATGATCCTGTGCCGTCAATCTTGTATATCTGGTCGCCAACGGCGACTTGCGTCTGGAATCCGGGAATGGCTTTGGTGTTGGCGACGGCTTTGACCTCGGCGGTTTCTGACAATTTTACTCCAATAGCGCCACCAAAAAGCGCGGCAGTCATGGTGTTGAACCCCACGGTTTTCGCCGCTTGTTCAAGGTCAACATCTTCCCCTTGTCCGATGTCAACCACGGCATTCGCCGTCTGGCCTACCAAAGAGGCCATAAACGCTTCATAACCGCTCTTTACAACATTGGGAACAATCCTCTCCAGTACCCCTACGCCCCCATTACGCATGGTGGCGGCAACCCATTTCTCGCTTACCTTACCTAATGCCTTAACTGACCCGAAACCAGCAAATGTTTCCGGGGTAAACAACGCCCCTGCTACATAACTTGTAGTTGTAACAACGTCCTTGGCAAAGGATGAGTTTGGGTAATAAAGCCCAACTGCTTCCGCCCTGCGCTCAACATCTTCCCCGTATTCCGGGTTTAATCCCCGTACTAAGGCCCCTAATACAGTGCCTCTATTCCCAGCAACGAAAGCCTCCATGACATTAAGCGGTTTTGCTTGCGCAAGTTTTTCCGAAGAAGTTTCCTTGCCGAATAGAAACTTGGACAACGACTTATCGTTGTTGATGTCAACAGGCGGCTCCTCCTGCGTGGACTCCGCTACTGGAGCAGATTGAAGCTCCTTCGGAGCCGTTTCTGATCCAAACAGCCAGCGGGAAAAGTCTTTCTCGTTATCAAAATTGAGCGGCTCTAACTTCTCGACACCAGTTTTAGGGCGTTGAGAGTCTATTTGAGATTCAGATATTGCTTGATAATCAGGCTGCGGTTCAACCGAGGCAACCTGTTCAACTTTTCCTGTACTAGGGCGAGAAGCATCTACTGCATCGCTAAATGCTTTCCGTTCTGCTTCAATCCTCGCTTCTTCTTTTTGAATATCAAGATAAGACCTGCGCTTTTTTTCTGGCGAATAGATAACTTCATCGCCCGGATCTATTGTATTTAATGGTACTTCCTTGTCATAATATACAAAGTCCTCTACTTGAGGGCGCTGTTCATTTTCAGAGGGCTTTTTTCGCGCATCATCTTCCTTCCGTGGGGCAGGGGAAGGTGACTTTTTGTCATCAAGTAATATAATCTCCCCCCCTGAATCCAGAGCTTCTTCAATGGGGTCATCTGTTGATTTGATAATATACCCTGATGGGGTTTTGAGGTCAGCCATTGTACAGCCTGTAAATTATTTTGGGTAGTAGTATTTAGAAGACCCATCCTTAAAGAAAACTCGGATCGCTTGTCGGTCTGGAATCTTGTCAATGCGAACAACGTCTTGCGTATTAAGCCCGTCCTTCTCAAGAGCAGGAGACATAAACGAAACCGCCCTCTCAAACATCTGGCCGCGCAAAGTATCTTGTGTTTCCTCCGGCAGCTTTGTTTGCTGCTGCGGAGCAGGGGCCTGTTCATCACCAACGACCCTTTTTGCCTCCTCAACACTAACTCCCATGCGCCGGGCCACTTTCGCCCATAGAGGGCCTTCAGTTTCGCCCCCTTGAGCCGTAGTCGGCGCGGGCTGCTCTTGTGTGGCCTGAGCAGCGGCACGGCTACTCTCAACAACTTTCTTGGCATATTGGTTGCGTGGCATTCCGTCCCTTCCGGGCAGGCCATGTTGCGCCGTATAAAGACCAAGTAATAGTTCTGATGTCCCATCTCCTACACGGACATCCAAGGTTGCCAAAACACTTTCATACTTCAAAGCTAAATCTTCATAGCTGGCGGTGCCAGATTTTTCAGGGGATTGACCAAATATAAGGTTCCCTGCCCGCAATAATAAGCTGTTCCTGACGGGGGATGCTTTTCCAGCGGCAAAAATTTCATCATCATTTCTCCCGCTTTGTAATACAGCAAGTATAGCCCCTAACTCGTTTGCATTATTTTTAATGCGGTCTTTGTCTAGCACATTAAGGTATGGGGGTTTATCCAGAAAACCCGCCACAGGTCTCCCCGGCTCCAATTCTGCTGTCGCCGGGTGCATGGATAAATCATGTACCATAGCACTAATAATTGCTCCCCGCGCAGAAGACATTTCTTGTGGTTCCACGCCATCAAATTTTCCCCTGGCATTCATAGGGAACACTTTTAACAGCGAGGTGTAATTATTGGCATTTGGGTTCTTAACATCTTCAACAGAGTCCATGATACTTTTTTGCATTGACTCCAATAACTTTTGATTATCCAAACTTAATTGGTCTGATTGTACGACAAACTTTGTCCATACATTGCCTTCTTTAACAGTATGGCCACTTCCTGTCTGAGATGGCTCTACAGAGGAGAACGGGTAGTACGATTCTCCCTCTTGACGAGCATTCACAAGGGTTCTGGGGGGAACTGGCGTCGCACTAGGGGCACCATATTGATTAGGTGTTGCTGCCTCCAAATCTTTATCCCAAGCGCTCAAGTCCACATCGCCGCTGGGGGCTGTTGTTTCCGTGGTAACGCTTTGTGGGGCGGCTCCAGTAGTTGGTCGCCGGGACACCCTTGCGGCAGAAGCAAATCTGCGGACAAGGGGTTCGTTGCCGGGGGAAGCAACGGTATGCGGCCTAAGCCCGGCGCTGTACATTGCTGCGCCAATTCCCCGGTTTGTCTCATGGTCATTGTCAGGGTACATCGTCGAGACCAAATTTGTCAGCTCCGAGATTTTTCCTTCAGCATCCGCCTGACTCTTCATCTCCTGCTGTTTAAGCTCTTCCCTCTTGACCGCTAGGGCATTCTCCCCTTGAATCCGGTAAGTCTCTCGCAGCTCGTCCATGCGAGCGGCGCGTTCTCGATCTTGCGCAAACACTTCCCGCTCAAAGTCGCGCTTGGAAGATATGGCCTGTGCGGTGCCCATAACGGCACCAAAAAGAATATCGCTTACCATTAGTCCAGAAGCCCTTTCTTCTCAGTCATATCTTCTTCCTCATCATCTTCTTCTTCGCCTTCTTCCATGTCGTCGTCTTCTTCATCGACTTCGACTTCTTCTTCGTCCGGCGCAAAGTCAGATTCTTCAAACACCGCCGCCATTGGGTCTTGGCGGTCATTGAAGATTTTGATGTTCTTTACTTTTTGCAAAGCGCCCACGGCAACAATCTGATACAGGACTGGCCGGGAAATCAAGAGCGCAAGGTCTGCCGACCACTTACCGGCAGAAAAGCCCGTGAATACCAGTGTCCGGGCGATATACTCTGCTGGCATCCCCTTCTTCAACAGGACACTAATCTGGAACGCCTTGCGGGGCTTGGTGATTGTTTCCCAGACATATTCCAAAGCAATAGCCGGGTCAACAAACTGCGGGGGATTTTCCCAGTTTGCATTACCCGGCGGCTGAGTTAAAGATTGCCCCGGAACCGGGGCAGACATAAGATCAATCGGTTCCATATTTCTTCAACGATGTTTCAGTTGTCCGGGACAGTTTCGCCATAGAGGCATACAAAGAGCCTAGTCGATCCAGCCACTCTGATTCCAGCGCCTTGGCACTGACGGCTTCATTGCCGCGTGTCTGTGTGGCTTGGAAGGATTGTGGCATGGCAAACATCGCCACAGAGTTTGCATCTGTATCCACTGGCTTGCGCGGGGCAATGCGCAAGGATTCCATGAACTTCCCCCCTAACGGGCTTGAGCCAGTACGCCCTGAAAAGTCATACTCATCGCCGGACAACATTTTATCCAACCGTGTTTCCCGTACCAAGTCTTTCCCGGCGGAAAACAGCTTGTCCACTGAATCCGCGCCATAGTCGTATAGGTCTTCAAAGATGTTAGAAAAAAAATCGCTCATGTTGCACCAAAGCTAGGCATGAATACATCAGTGAAAATGGCAGCAGCAGCAGAAGCCATCGTAGTTTTACGATCCCGCTGATATACATCCTCTGCATACTGCCGGTTGTTTGCGGCCACCGCAAGGTTAAAGCTGCGGTTTGCGGCGTTCTCGCTGGACATGAACGCCCAACTTGCAGCATCACGCCACTGCTGCCAAGTATTGTTCAGCGCCGTCTGAGATATGTTGAAGCGGTTCTGAACATTGAACTGGTTTGCGGCATTAACCGCTGCCGTGTTCGCTGTATTGATGCTTCTGCGCCACAAGACATTACTTTGGTCAATGGCAAAACGGGCTTGTGCTTCAAACTGCTGCCGCTGGTTGACAAGTTCAGTATTGAACTTTTTTACGGCGTTGTCCTGTTCCGTATTGAATTGAGTAATCGCCTGAGCGCGGTTTGCATTCTGATCCCGGACTTGCGCAACAAGGTTCGCCTGAAACTGGCGCACCTGAATGTCATTCGTGGCATTGAACTGCCGGGCAGCATTCAGGGCTGCCGTATCCGTAAACATCGCCTGTTGCGCCACGCGGAGGTTCTCAAGGCGTGTCTGTTGTTCGTTGCTCAAGTTGGCAACAGACATTTGGAAATATGTCTGTGCGTCCTGCTGTGCAATCGGCAGAGCGGCGTTCTGAAGCGCCTGCACAATCGTCCCGGCGGCAATGCTGGACGATCCAAGGCCCCTTGCGGCCAGAACATCCTGAGCCAGTGCAACAGAACCCTTTGCCCAAGCAGGGGTTTCCCCGGCTTGAAAGTTCATCAGGTTCTGGAGCTGACCTTGCACCGTTGCTTCCGGCGCAACTTGTCCTTGTGCTGCAACGGCTTGAGGCAGATTTTGCCCCTGATTCAATGCTGCCTGCACCTGTGGGGCAGGGGTAGTTAGTCCGGGAATTGTTTCCGTGGAAACTTGCCCCGGCGTCACAGCGGCCTGTGTCGTCGTCATGCCGGTGATGCTATCTAAAGCACCGGCTTGTGGGTTCATGAACTCGCCCGTCTGGGGATTCATCAGAACCGGAGTCAGGCTTGTCCCTGCTGGCAGGTTAGGGTTTTGCACCTGCCGAGAGACGAGATCAACAACAGAAACCGCGCCAGCGGGTGTGCCGGATGCGGTGGATTGTGCCGCCGCTGGCGTCTGTGTTGCTGAAGCTCTTGGCGCTGCAACCGTTGTTTGCTGAACAGATGCCGGGAGAGGTGTGTTTTGTAGCGCAGTGAAAGCAGGTTGCGGTTGTACAGGTTGCGCCGGGTTAATTGGCGAACCCTTGCTTCCTGTAGCTCCCTGCGCATAACCAGTTGTAGCCATATCAAACCTTTACTGGCATTATACCACAGTTTAGGTAAAATGCAATCTATTTCTTCATCTTGGCAAGAGTCTGGGCAAGTCGTGCCCGCTGCCCCATTTTGCCGGATGCTTTAGCGGCCTTTGCCAGCTTCTCTTTGGGGATATTCTCCCCCTCTTTGGCTTTCATTGCCTTGCGTAGTGCGCCCGGCTTCTTGATTGCATCTTTAATCCAGTTCTCTTTTTTAGCCATTTGAGTCACTTTCTATTTGATGAGTTCTGAGAGTTCTTGTATAGACTCCGCAGAGTCTATTTGATTTTGTAATTTTTCGTCTGCATCACGGATAGCTTGCCGTTGAATTTCCAAAGATTCGAGATCGACGCCCGGAATCTGCTTGGCAATGGCATCATCAAGAGGTGCAAATGCTTCTGCACGCCGCCGCCGCCGAATGTCGTGCGCGATGTCTTTTGAACGCGCCAGATCAATCTTGATCATTGTTCCACCTCAAAGCTGGTAATGCTGGTGCCAACGCCATCAGTCAAGTCTTCTGCTTTGACCGTCCACGCTCCTCGGAATGTGCGGTCAGTCGGGATGACAGACGCATCCACAATCTTGAACGGCTTTCCTTCCGGCACATCCTTTTCAGCAATGGCCTGAATGCCGTACTTTTCCACCGCTTCCGGTGCTGGGATGATGACAGCAACGCCGCCGTCATCAGTCTGGTAAATGATTCTTTGGTTCATTGGTTTTTACCTGAAAATTGCGACGTTGGCGTATGATGGGTCACTTAATGCCCCGGTGTTGCCGTTAAAATTAATTAAACGGACTGCAGCAGATGTCGGGGCGTTTGTTGCACTTACACTTAAAGTTGTGTTTGTCGCTGCGCCACTTTGCCATTGAGATGCAGTGACTGTGCTATAATTCGCATCCGGCATAGCCGTGGTAAAGTTCACCGTATAATCCCCGGTGTTATTATCCGTGATGCTTGTCACGTTACCACTGGCACGAATTGCAACAGTTCCAGTGCCGTTGAAATTAACCCATGCCCGCGCTGCATACAATGGCGCTGATCCGCTGGGTGTGGCCTGTACAGCCGATCCAATGCGGAAGTTTCCAGTGATGTGGAGTTGTTCGCTTGGCGTGGTGCCGATGCCAACTTGGCCAGTGGATGTGATGCGCATCCGTTCTGCGGCGTTGGTATCAAAGCGCAAAAAATCTCCACTATGATCATAAATGATTGCGCCACGGTCAGCATCGTCCGTGTCGCCAAGGTGTATATAAGCCGCCTGAGTGTTGCCTGATAGGATCTGCAAACCAGAGTACCCTGCGGTATTGGTGACAGCGCATTGGATTCCGGCATCAATACCGCCAGTTGGCGATGTGTACGAACTACTGACATGTAATTTAACAGCAGGAGATGTTGTGCCAATACCGACATTGCCGCCAGACGCAACCCGCAGCCGCTCAACGCCGCCTGTCTCCACAGTCACCGTGTCCACAGCCGGAAACCGGATAGACGTATCAATATCTCCGGAATGGATGATTTTATCCGCGATTGTAATATCGCCAGATGCTGTTAAATCCGTGACAGAAACCGAAGAAGCATTTTGGGTAGCGATTGTTCCCAGCCCTAACGTGGCTCTTTGTGCTGCCGCATCCGCATCATCAAGGATGGCGCGGCCTGCTGCTGTAAGCCCCGTCACGGCATAAGTATCCGATGCCGTTGTGTATATCAGCTGGTTCGCTGCCGTGGTTAGTCCAGAAATAGACTGTAGGGCAGGATCATACGCCTGTACGTTTGTACCAATAGCAAGGCCAAGATTGGTTCTAGCAGTGGCGGCGTCACTTGCGCCTGTCCCCCCATCTGCAATAGCAAGGTCTGTGATGCCGGTAATTGTTCCGCCGGTGACAGATACGCTGTTCGCGTTCTGTGTGGAAAGCGTGCCTAAGCCAAGTGTGGTTCTCTGTGCAGTCGCATCCGCATCATCCAACAATGCTCGCCCAGCGGCAGTTAAATCAGTTACGGCGTAAGTGTCCAAAGCCGTGGTATAAATCATTTTGTTTGCAGCCGTTGTCAATCCAGAAATGGATTGCAGCCCGGCGTCGTATGCTTGCACATTCGTGCCAATAGTAAGCCCTAAGTTGGTGCGAGCGCCCGCAGCGGTAGAAGCATTCGTGCCCCCATTAGCAATGGGGAGGATGCCTGTCACCGAGGTCGTCAAAGTAATTGGCGCACCTCCCCCAACCGTTCCATCATGAGTGTGCCCGGCACTTACATCCATCGCCGTCTGAATGGCGTTGAACTCGTTATTAAAAGATGAGGCGTTGATTGTTTGGCCGGTAACAATCTCTGCTGCTGACTGTCTGGTGTAACCTGTTGGCATATTACCTGCGACCTTTTAGTGCGAACTCAAGGTGAATTGAATCAATTTTATGTGGGGAAGTCACATTGCTGGACGATAAGTGAAGGCTCATATTTCTAAATGATCCTTGTAAATTTTTAGTATATCTTGAATCAAGTAGCCCTGAATAAACGGATGTTCCATAAACCCCTGTTCCAAATATGGATAATGATTGCGTGTCATTAACCTGAATTGTCGGGGGAGAAATAGTATTTGAGTCTCCGTAATTAAATACCGGTGATATATTCATATTAAATATGCCTTCCTTACGCACATACATATTTATTTTATGAAGAACTTTTCTCAGTGTTTCGTCACCAATAGTATAAAAGGGGGTGACATAAACATATGGGATCAGGGCACCATCAAATGTATTGCCGCTTTCCTGCCGATAAACATACCCATTGGATGGGTGGCCAAACACGGAATATTCTATATTTCCTATATACCCTGAATCGCAACAGGCAACATTCATGCCCCGGATCAGGCTCCACGCAAACTGGAGCCGCTGATCCAGATTCAGTTTGCCAATCAAGCCAAAAGTAGCAGAGTCAATAGCTGTGCTATTATAAATAAATAAACGGTATTGCGATTTGTTTTGAATAGGCATTGCTGAGAAGTCATTATTCACCCTGCCGGAAAGCTGGGCATCCAGCGTGCGCTTGACCGGGCGAGACACCGAGGACAACTCAAGGTCATCATTGCGCTCTGTCCCGGCCAAAGACCTGATTCCATCCGGCGCGAGGAATACAACATCGCCGCCCACTTCCTGAATAGAGTCCGTAGCAATACATCCGATCTTGTCTGTGACGTTCTGAATCGCAAAGTTATCGTGGGTGTCCCCCACAAGTTTCTTGATCGAACGCTTGCAAAAGATGTACAGTATCTCCCGGAATGATTTTAACCCGACGATTTCATCTCCAACCGCTAACTCAATAGCGTTAGATGATCCCTGAAAGTTGGTGTCGTGGTTTGGGGCAGATATTGAAATCGCAGCCCTGTTTGCGGAATACCCGCTAAGAACAAGGCGATATTTATGATATGCAGCAAAGGATGGATTTGTTGGTGCGCCAGAACCGTTAATAAGCGTGTATGTCGTCCCATTCCACAAAGCAGCGTGATTCACGCCGTCACACATTACAATACGGGGGGCGACTTCAATATAATCGATAAATCGGTACTTTCCTGCGGAAGACACCCCGGCTCTCGCTGAGGTATTAATAGGTGACCCCCACCCTGTACCAGACGAAAAATATACGTTATCCCCTCTAGCGGCAATGACGCCGCCAAGAGCAACCTTTACACCTAAAACTCTCCCTGATCCGGGGACAGTGCTGGTGCTGTACTTTGAATATCCGAGGATCGTCTTATATCCGCTGGAAGCGTCTTGCTCATAATTCTGTAACAAAAGTGCCCCGCCGGGGCCTGATTCTGCCCCCGCACTTTCGCCTTGTAGAATGAGGTTCTGTGACTCATCCATCCCACCGGCGCAGATAATTTTGAATGTGCCCCAACGATCCATCAGAGCGCCCGCATTGTGGTGGAACGGTTAATCAGTGCCCTGCGCATCATGCGGACAGCAGCGTCCATCTGCCCTTGTGCTGCACCAGCTTGTTCCACGTTATCCCGGAACATATAAGCGTGATACATAGCTCCGTGGAAGATTGCATCTTCAAAGGCATCAGGGATAATAGCAGTGTCGTTATACGCCACCAGATTTGCCGGGCGAGTAAAGTACTCAAAGTTCACCACATAAGCGGCATCTGGTGCTGGGGTCAGAATAAATTTTGTTCCTGACTGATGCATTGTAACATTCCGTGGAACAGCATACCCGGATACCGTCGCATTATTCAGATCATGCGCCCGAATCAGTTGACGATACTGATCAAAGTTGATAAACCCCAGATGCGCTGCTGCAACGGTAGAGGTCGCTGATAAATAGAATGAATCCCAGTCCATCTTGAAGCAGTTGGCGGGCATATTGTAAGTGCTTTGCCCGATGACAAGCGTCTGGTTCCCTTCCGCATGAAGGAAAGGCCATTCGTATTCTTCTTCCTCCAGAATCTTCCTGATTGCGGCGTTGACTGCCGACTTGGCTTCGGAATGAAACCCATACGTTGAACCAAACGTAATCATATCCAGTTCCACTTCATTAAGTGCCCGGAGTACGCGATTAGTGAGATCAAGGAATGTGAGTGCCATACCAAAAACAAGAAAGAGGGAGGGGCCGAAGCCCCTCCACCAGTTTAGCCCAGAACGGGCGAGGAAGCAGGTTCGTTCCGGCTCACATCAGCCAGAACGGCCACGATGCGGACGGTGCCGGTTGCGCTGGCAATCGTGCCCGTGACCTTGAGGTCGATGGTGTCCGCACCAGCATAGTGATACGGAGCATCAAGCACGATGGTGTGGTTGGTGCCAGCGGTGAACGTAGCTGCGTTGTTGACGAAACGGGTATCGGAACCCCCATCGCCAAGATCAAAGCGCGTGACGTTGGTGACGGCTGTCACGTTCTCCAGCACAAGGCCAAGAACGAGGGTGTCAGCCGGAACAGAGAGCAGAGCAATCTGATCCCCGGTAGCAAATCCCGTGATTGTGCGCAGTTTTGCGAGATCAATCTCCTGCTTGACAATGACGGGGTTATAGGTGTAGGCACTCAGCCCAGTAGCGGGGGAAGTGCCAGAAACAAGATTAGTGAAAAGCGCCATGCTCTTTTACTCCTTAGGTGTAGCTGACGTAAGCAACTTTCAGGGCTTCCGGGCGGATGACCTTGCGGCCCCACACAAGAAGGCCCCGATGCTGATCACCGAAGGTGTCCGGGCTACGGAAGTTTTCCTGTTTGACCAGGTTCTTCGCAGCGGCGGTTGCGCCTTTGTGGCCTGCAATGATGGTGCGGAAGCTTTGGCTTGAACTCAGCGGAGCATGGGTCGTCACATACATCGTAAAGCCCCAGACAGAACTGCGATAAGCACGAATGCCCTGACGTGCCGGCGAGGTTGCATCCCCGGTGATCGAGGCGTCGATCATCTTGCTATCTTCTTTGTAGAGGGCTTGGAAGAAGTATGGGTCTGCAACAAGGAACAGTTCATCTTCCGGAACATTCTGCAAACGCAGGTCGCGGAGCAGAGTTCCTACCATGTCCACCGGCGAGATGTCACTCGAACCAAAGCCAATTGGCTTGGAGCCAGAAACAGTGTCGGTGCCAAGGTCAGCAGAACCAGCACCAGCGCCCAGCATCATGGCGCGGAGAACGTCTTGGTCGTAGGCTTTGGCAAGCTCATATGCACCAGAGTTCAGAGCCATTTCCGTGTAGTCCACATGGCTATGAGCCTGCTCGATGTCGTCAATCGCAAAGCTGAAGTATTTGGCTTTGTCGATAACCAGCGAGATTTGCTCATCAAGCAGCGGCTGCGGCTGAATCACTTGGCCCCGGACATAATCCGAAACAGTCACTTTCGGCTGTTTCAGAATACGAACTTCCGAACCCATGTCGGAGATTTCGCCATAAAAGCCGGTGGAAGTGATTTGATCTGCAATGGTGTTTTCACGCAGATACAGGAGGGTCGATTTGGAATAGATTACCGGATCGAAAACCCCGTTCGGGAGGTTATTGTACGAACCGGCTGAGGGGAAAGACATATTTCATTTTCCTTGGTTAGCGGTTTGGATCATATCTGCCCTCTTTCCGCGCCTTAAGGATTTCATCCTTGTATTTGGCAAACTGTTTCAGCGGCATCTTATTGATTTCAGAAGCAGTCCAGACTTTCTTTTCCGGAGGAAGGTGTTCTTTGGCATTGGGCATATCCACGCCAAGAGAGGCTTCTACACGGGAACCATTCTGATTGATGCGAGCGGTGTAGAGTTCCAGAACGGAAATAACATCGTCAGCATCATCGCTGGCAAGTAGGCCCTTGATTTTTTTGGTCTGTGCCTCAAGCCAGGTCTTGAATTGTTCCGAGTGTCGGATTTTGATTGCATCAGGAAACCGGCGAAGAACTTTCTCCCGCGCTTCCTTCTGAGCAATCTCTTTCTGAGCTTTCTCAATATCTTTGTCAGATGCGCCGTCACTTTTCAGAGCGGCAGACAGGTTAGTGATTGTCTTTTCTAGTTCAGCAATGCGTGTCTCAAACTCTTTCTTCTGTTTGTCAGAAGCAGAGCGGAGGTGTGCATAACGCTGCGCCCAGTCTTGGTTGTCGTCGTACCGTTTCCTTTCAGGGTCTCCAGTTCCAGCGGTGGCCTGTTCGGGGGCTGTTGGAGAGTAATCTGTCGTACTGGTCGTTGACTCTGGTGCCATAACCGCCTGTTCAACAGGGGCTGCGGCGAAACTCATATCGAGTAAAGGCATTAATCCTCAGGGTTTGTCTTACGACAAAGTGGCTGCGGGTGCATTTGGTTGCTGCACCGGGGCGCTCATCGGAGCGGTAGCCGGGCTTTGTTGTGGTTTCTGGGAGGGCTTCTGTCCGCTCATTGCTTCCGCTTCTTGCGAACCTTGTTGATACATCTGCTGGAACTCCCGCCGATCCATCGGCACAAGGATAACAGATTCATCAACGAATGGCCGGAGCGCCTCACCAACGGCTCGGCCATTCAAAAGGGTGATCATCGCCCACGTTTCAGGCGTAAGGTTTGCCTGAATCCAGTTTTTCTGCTCATCTGTCAGAGAGGCGATATGTTCTAATACGTTCTGTCGGATTGTCTCATCATCCGGGCCAGCGGGGGATTCTTCCGGTGCCTGCTGCATAGCGGCTTCCGGTGGCATAGCCTCCATTCCGCCTTGCTCTGGGGCCATTTCTTCCGGCGGCATTTCTTCTGCCCCTGCCGGAACCGTTCCCCCCAGCATATCCTGCTTCATCGGTTTTTGCTCCACTCGCGGTAAAATTCTTCAAAAGATTGATCGTCTGTAATTGCCCCAACAGACGGGCCTTGCGCCTTCGGCATATCTTCCCGGTTCAATCCAAACTCAATATCATCAAGGAAATCAGCAACTTTGGTTGCTTTTGACTGTGAAATACGGTCAATGTATTTCTGGTCTGTCACCAGACCTGATTGAGCAAGTCGATCTGCAATTCCCTTAACACTTTTGAACTGTAGGGTATCAAAGTCGCCTACCCCATATGCGCCGAGTGTCTGACGTTTGCCGCCAGCAACCCCTTGGGTGGGATCAAGGTGAAACTGCGTAGTATCTCGGCTACTCACTTCATAAGATAAACGGTTAAAACCCAGCTTACCTTGCATGAATTGTGTGTCTTCGAAAATCTTGTCTTCCAGATTCAAGATGGTCTGCATCCGATCAACAGAAGATACAATGCGCCCGGTCTGTTCGTTCCAAGCGCCTACGTTGTCTTGCCCTTTGGATTCAAAGCCAGACACTTTGCCCGTGAATGGGTTAAACCCTCCTCCAGCGGCTTTGCCAGAAGGCTTTTTGTTGCCAAACAATCCTCCGATTGCGCTGCCGGCGATACCAGCGAGTACCAGCCCTACTGGGCCAAGACCAGCCGCAAGGCCGATGGCAACTCCCGTCGCGCCGCCAATGCCGCTTCCGACGGGGTTACCGCCGGTTACTTTGGACATCATTGTTCCGCCAAAGTAACCAAGAGCCACTGGCCCGGCATAAGCTGCCACGGTGCCTAGTGCTGTACTTGCTCCTGCTGCTGCTGAACCTAATGTGCCAGTTGCTGCTGCTGTGGTTCCAGCGGCTGTTCCTGCCGCAGCCGTTCCAGCGGAAGCAACGGAAGGCAGGGCGCTGAATCCAAGAGCGCCGCCTGTGGCATAAGCACCGGTACTTGCAGCAGCGGTGCCCGCAGAAGCCATATACCCCTTAACAGCACTCAGGGCGGCTTTCCCAATATACTTGGTAGCAACACTCTGAGCGATGCTTCCCACCATCTCGCCCGTTCCGGGCTGCTTCACGGAAGGAAGGTTTACTTCCGTTGTGCTTGGTGTAATGCTGGCGTATTGCGAGGAAACATTAGGCGCGTAAACAGGAGCCATGACAGACCCACCAATGGGCTGCACTGGCTGAACCCCGGTTTGTACGGGGGTCTGTTCAATCGCGCTTGGTGTTTGCCCGTTCAATGTTTTTCCTCAGCGTATTCTTAAGTGTTACCAGAAAAGCCAGCTTCCCCTGGCATCGGAGAAGCTCCGACTCCGATGGTGCCGCCACCACTTCCTGTAACGTCTCTTGGATTGACGCCTCCAGTAGCGCCTCCACCCTCTGGCATCTGTCCTCCACCAGAAGGAAGGCCAGCTCCTTGAGCGCCTTGTGCTTGTCCTGCATTGAGTGCCATCATATAAAGCATGGCCTGTTGTGGGTCGTTGATGACCTTATCCGGGTCGAGGTCAAGGCTACGCGCAATCTCTTTGATGATTTCCGGCCAATTAATGAACGGAGCCATAATCTGGTTTGCGCCAACCTGAACCAGCGACAACAGGCGTTGTGTTTTGATTTCTTTTTGCAGAAGGGCAGTCGTGCCCTTGGCAATAATCTTCAAGTCTCCAACAACTTCGATGTCGTCAGAGAACTGCATATTCCAGTGGAAGTAAGCTGCCCCTAAAGGCTCAAGAAGATACTGGTCAATATTCCGGATAACTTTTTTGATGTTCAGAGCGGCAGCGCCCATCAGCATCGACATCCCGGAAGCTGTTCGAGTTGTCCCTGATACCCCAGTTGCCCCGTGGCTGTAGGAATAAATTCCAGTGGACTCGTCGGCAAGTTGCCTTGCCTTGTCGAACATCTGGATATGTGCCGGAGCCGTATTGTTAAAGCTGATCGAGTAAATGCTTTGTCCAGGTGCCCCGCCTTGGCGGAAGAACATCTTACCAGGATAAACCGTCATATCCTGTCCGGGGGACAGGTTTGTTTCATCTACCTCAAAGATACATGAACCGGCAAACTTCAGGTTATCTAGAGCGGCGCGGTAATGCGTGTTCATTGCCGCTTGCGTATCGCTCATGTTCTCCGGCACACCAATGCCCCAGATTTGGGCAGGGTGACGCTCATAAGGGAACATCTGGTATGGAATCCGTGACGGCGTGAACGGATTCACAACAATACGCAACACCTCGTCCTTGGCAACCCACACGTTGACGTGTACAGTGTCTGCACCCCGGTATTCTTCCGGGATATTCACCTGCAACGCTTCCAGCGTTTCCCGATCCAAAGTGCCCCAATATTCGATAATCTCATATCGCATGGGCTTTGCCGAGAGGTTGGAATCATCTAATTGATAATCCCACGTCTCTGTCAGTTGTTCCGGGGCTTGATCCAGAATCCGCTGCAAAGCCATCTTATCAAAGAATGGCCGCTTCATCAGTTCACGAACCTTGCTTGGGCCAAGCAAATGGCGCTCAATCAGGTATTCGCATTCGTCAATGCCGGTTGCTTCCGGGTCTGGAAACAGGTTCCAGATGGTTACGAACTGCGCTTTCGGGAACAACTGCTGGAGCGGGGCATAGACCCTTTGCCCGCCGGAGCCGCTTTTTTCCCATTTTGGGATGGTTTCATATACGGAGTACGGCCCTTTGATTGCCCCTGTGCCATAAATCACCTGCTCTTGTGTGGCCTTGATGAGATCATCAATAAGCCGGGTTTCTTCAATTTGGTCTTGGATGCGCCGCTCCATACGGTAAGCGGCTTCTTCGGCAGGGTGAACCTGCGGAACTTTTGTCTTGTCCGGGCTGGGGCCTTCTTTCCATTTGCCGGTTATATTGCCGATCTTACGCTTCAGCGTATCGCCAAAGCCGGAAAGCATGGTAGATGCTGTAGCACCGCGAGGAATTTCTTTTCCATCGCCGGGGTATCCATACACATCTTGCGGCCCCTGTTGCTCAGGGGTGAGGTGTACAACTTCTTCAATTCCTTGGGGAATTGGGGTTGGCTTCACACCGATAGGGAACTTGTTATCACTCAACAAAACTTCAAGAATCTGCGCATGGGCAGCTTCTGCTTTTGTCTTGGTGATCTTGATGAAAATCTCTGAAACAGTGGGGTTATACTGCCGAAGTTGAGCAAGATTTGCCGATTCTTCTGCCGATAAATCCCCGCGCCATGCCCTCAATGCTTCGAGCCACCGCGTTTCATGCGGCATCCGGGCATCCTTGGCAATGGTGTACCTGTCGCGGACGAATGCGTGTACCCGCTGAAAACGGGCTTTTTTATCGTATTCAGCAGGGCTATATGCTTCAGGGGAGGCTACGTTCTGTAGCTCCTCCGGCCCGATAGCAAGAAGCTCCTCTGAAATGTCCGCTTCGACGTTCATTATTAGTTCACGAGATTGTTAGCGCCGCCGGTCGGAAGGGTCATGTTTGAACCCTTACCGCCTTTTTTAGGCATAGGTGCATACAAAGGAACATCCTCTTTTGCACTCATTGCTGCGCGGTTGCCGCCTTTTTTGGGCATCGGCTTGTAGAGAACACTCTCGCAACAAGCAGTAAAGTCCATGCTGTTGGAAGTGGTGCCGCCGGTAAGGAAGGGGGCGTTCTTTGTTTTCATTTCAGTAACCAGTCTTTCGGTTCAGGATGACAGGAGGTGCCGGGCGGATAATTGCCCCGCGATTCGATAATAATGTTGGCTTTGCTGGGCGGCTAAGGAAGCCGTATCGCAAAGCATCATAAAAGTGATCCGGCGCGTCTGTGTCCACATCTTCCGGGTTCTTTGTATCCAGTGGCAGGGTTGACAATTCTTTTATCAATTCCTTGCAACTGCTGAAAATCTGTAGTCTAGGCTTACTATCATGCGGATCA